TCAACGATCTTATCGCATACAACATATGCTAAATCAGTATTTTTTAAATAATCTTTTTCACCATATTTAACAATAGCAATATCATGTTTTTCACCACTTCTAAAATAATAGCCAGAGGACAAATTATATTTGTCGTTGTTAAAGTCATTTGCATATTTTTTTGATATAAAAATTGTTTTTTCTTTCATAATTTAATTTTTCCCCATAAACTAAGCATTTTCGCTTTAGCTTCAACAGTACCACTCAAAGACTCTGTAATTTCTTCTAACTCGTAAAAATGAACTTTTTTATTATGGAAAGTAATCATTATTTTTTGGTTCTGTTTTTCCATAGAGTTGAGAAATTTAACGGCTTCAAATAATTTTTTTAAATATGTCATCTCAACTCCTCCAAACTCACCCATCTAAACTGCGGAAACTGTTCTGCTTCTTTGCGTGTGCATTTGTGTGCATATTCGGTGTTGACTGTGTATACTGGTAATCCGTCCCGATTATTTCCTACATAATACGCACGTTTGGGATTTACCAACACTCCTAATTCTTCATTCATTCTGTTACCTCAAGATATTACATAAACAAAGTCACTATCCAAAGCAATAACAATACGACTAGCGGAGAAATAAACGCTCTTGCAATCACTGTAGCAAAATCTTCATCTGTATTTTTTTTAGAAGCAAAAGGACTAATTAACACATTGATTCCTACAGCTTGCTGTAAATTGATAGATGGTACGCCATCAATTGTTGATAAAATGTTATTCCAACCGTATTTAATAACAAATCCAGATAATACTAAGCCGAACGGCAATAGAACTAAAAGTATAATAAAGTTCTTTTTAGCATCATTTTTCTTTTTATCATAATTCATAATTTTATTTAACTCTCTTTCATTCATTTTCTACATCTTTTCTAAATTGCCATGCCCAGTCGAAGTCTTTGCGGATTTCTTGTTCTGTGAGAACACGAATATTGCTATACCCTTCTAATTCATTTTCATAAACAGAAATAAGTTTCAATTCATTAATTACCTTTACTAAAATTATTTTTAAATCACTATTCGGATTAGGCATCTCAACCGTATACAGCTTCTCTTTTTCGATTGTGATATTTGGATAAGCTAGCCAAGCTTCATAAAACTCACGTTCATTGTGAGTTAGCCACTCTCTAACTTCATCAGATTGTTGACTCATGTGTTGATGTAAATAATCTACATCATCATCAAAGCTTTTAATCACGTCAAATATCATTTGTGGCACTTCTGGTTTTGGTTGAATGAGTTGGTCGAGTAATACTTTTACAATATGTGTTTTCACTACTGGAATGTCGCCGACACCACCTTTACCAATAGACTGTTTGTCTATCAATTTCTTCGCTTCTTCAATATTCATTTTCTACCTCCAAAAATACTTCACTGCATTCATTGCACTCAATTCTATAACCTCTTTTGTCAATTACCCATTTATAAACATGATTATCCTTGCTATTTTAGTCGCTCATACGAAAAACGAATATGCTTTAAAAAATCTTCAATGTCAATTACTGCACAACCATCAATGTCAGACCTAAAAATTAGATATTCTGAAATAATACGTTCAATGTCTTCAATCTTCATTTGCTACCTCGCTTAACTTCTTCAACAATTTCAATTGCTACACCTATTGCGTCCATGTAACCAGCGGAGCTATCTTGTTCGCAGTTATCCAGATCATTGTCAAATTCTTTATTAAGTCTTTTTAAAATTTCGTCAATCATACCCTATCCCCCATTTCCAATCACCAAAAAATAAATAAATCTCTACTTAGTACAACCGGTTTACCAAAGATTTTATATGATGATTCAAGATTTTTTATTTCAACACCAAAACCGTCCCCTAGCCGTTGTTTTAGTAAATCTATTGTTTTTTGGCTGTTAAGTCGTCTAGCTAAGTATTCATCATTTTTTGGAATAGAGATTTTATAACCAGAGAATCCTTTCATTGCAGACTGTTTAAGTTTCTCCTCGATTTTTAAACCATCAAAGTATCTATCAAACCATTTTTTGTGAGATTCTGAACCGCATTCTTTTACTTCATCAATTAATGACATCCTCATCCCCCATTTCCTGTAAGTTCCGCAATCCGCTTTGTCTGTCTCTGATTTTGCTCTGACGACTCTTTCAAACGGTACTGCGTGCGTCGCAGTTGCTTGTGCAGTGCGTCATTGCGTTGTTTTAATTGCACATTTTCATTGTTGACATTACTACAAGTAATCATCATACCCACTAACAAAACAACCAAGATACCGTTGAGGCATAGCCAAAAATTATTTTTCATCTCTATACCACCTCTTGCGTAACAGATAGTATATGAATATCATCTTTAAAATCATCGCAATCACTATAACCAAATAACTCTTTTACAGCATCTAAAAAATCAATTACTGCATTATATTGGTTTTTTGACATAATAGCTGTTTCTAAAATAAAGCCCTCATAATCTGCTCTAACAGTGTATGCGTTTGAAACATTTTCTCCTTTTTTCATTCTTCCACCTCTTTATAAGACAGAGTAACAACTAACTTCCTGCCAGAACCATTGTCAGTTAATTCAGCAGTACACTCGTTTGAGTTGTCATTTCTCAAATAAACCAAGAGGTCTATCACTGTTGAATTTAAAAAATCTTGTGGTGTATCTATTTTCTTCATTCGCCCACGCTTTCTAGTAACTCACTGTTTTGATATATGTTTCCGACGACTTCGTTTTCTTCGAATTCTGACCATAAATAGACAGCATCAGTCCCTGTGTCAATTAACCAGCAACCTTCTAACATTTTTACTACACCTTTAAAATCTTTATATGTGTAATCTATGAGACGTGTTGTTAAAACTATATCACCTTCCCAAATCTCAACGCCATTTTTATCAAACATTCCTGTTGATTGCATGAGTATATAGTTGTCAAGATTATCCTCTACAAAATGGAATGTCTCTAAGCGACCAGAGCGAAACTCATCATCTGCTAAGCTGCATCTGTATATTTTGCGTTCACTTGATTTAAAGCCATCAATGCTATACATTTTTTTAGTTTTTTTGTTAAATGCCCTAAAATTCGGTATCATCCATCCACCTCTCTCAAATAATATTCTGTCACTCGCTTATCATTAGCTAACTCTAGCTGTCTAATAAACTGCATCGCTTCATTTTTTGTTGCGAACTCATGCTCCTTAAACAATCTTTTGTCATAGATCGCGCAAGTCGCTGTAATACCTTTGTTGTAAACTCTCACAACGTGTTTTTTAGTAGTAGTCATGTGTCTCCAATCCATCAAGATAGCCTTGATTGACATAATATGAGCCAATCAAAATAGCGTCAGCTTCATCATCTTTTACTGTTTTTCCGCAATATTCGAGAGCTTTTTCTTTCGATTGTGCTTTCATCGCTTTTTTAGAGCGGTCTTTGTAGCTAAACTTCCAGTGCTTACGCCATGTTGATACATTGATAAAAGCGACGTTATCAGCTATTAATCGTCCTAAGATGATACCAGTTACAATACCGATTTTAAGCATGGATTGTTGATTTGGACCCATAACCGAGTTTTTTTCAACTGCGATTGTACTAAAACTACAGTCGTATTTTTTTAGTGCTCGTGACTGGATTAGTCTTAATTGGCTAGCCATGTAGCGTCCACGTTCGAAGTAAGAGTCGCTATTATGTTTTAAGACACCACTCCGGATAAGGTCTGAGCCTTTAAATAAGGCCCAACCTGTTCCAGAAGTTGAAATGTCTAGCGATAATACTAGATTACTCATTCAAGCACCCCGCGAATACCAAGGGTTTCAAAGATATTTCTCTTGTTATCTTCGATAAACGAGAATACTTTTATGATTTCATCTGTGTCTTTCTTATGCTCTTTAGCAAAATATGATGATGTTAGATTGATTTTAGTTTTGGGTTTAGCTTCAAGCACAAGGTCATAAGCTGTTTCGAATAACTCACCTTCTTCATCAAGAGATGGTTCGTCGTCAATCTTTTTAAAATCACTAATAAAATCCCATTGCATAGTCAAACCGCCAGAGATGGCAAAGATTCGGTTTACTCTATCTAAAATTAGTGCTGTTCCTGTTCCTGTAATTTTGATTTGTTCCATATTTTTCACCTTTTTAAAATCCGCACTCGCCCTATTAAGTGTGTGTGAGCTGTGGCAAGGACGAGTGTAGCAATTCTCCATATTATCGATTTTATCGATAAGCAGACTGTTTCCTTTCTCGCTCGGAAAATATTGGTATTGCAAAGGTCGAGCTTCACTTTGCAATGTTAGTTAAAAAATCATTACTCTTTGTGTTAATTGATTAGCCCTACAATACTCACAATGGCCGCAAGGTTTAGGGGGTTCTATCCCTTTTTTAACGTCATCTAAATGTTTGATGTTTTGTGCTAGGTTATCTAACTCATTTTGCATAGCATCTAAATTTTGAATTCTGATGGCTCTAGTGTCTGGCGGTGTTTCCTTAGTCACCGCGTAAATAATAGGTTCAAATGGTTTATTGTATTTAGCTTCCAGCATAGTTTTATAAGCAGCCATCTGTAAGACGTAACCGTAAGCCTCAAACCAGTAAACTCGCTTTTGACCATTCCAAACCGTGTCGTCAATAGATCCTTTTGTCGTTTTAATATCAACAAAGTAACCTCTATCAACATTTAGACAGTCGATTTTACCCTTGAATTCAACCTCACCAATTAAACCTGTGATAGCGGCCTCTTTCTCTCCTTGATAGATAGCCGTAAAATTTTGGTCGCTTTTAAGAGCGTCAATCATATGTTCCGCAACTAAGTAGTCTTTTTTGAGTTGACCTTTGGTTGCCCCGCGACTCGAAATCAGTTTAGAGCCGTTTCGGGCTTTGAATTCTTCATGAGCTTCTTCACTCTCAAAGTAAGAGTGGACGTAATTCCCGACGAGCAACGCAGTGTTATCTCTGGTATCTGTCCAATCACTTCGTAACTCAGCAAGCGCCCTCGCTTCGCATTCTTTAAAACGCTTGTACTGACTAATAGACCAGTACTTAATTGATGATTCATTGCTATAATAGTCCTTTCCAAGCAAATCTAACTTCGTCATGGCATTAAGTCTCCAAGATTATCAAAGAGATTACCTTCGCTAGCTTTAATTTCACCAGTTTCTTGGTCAAAATCCGGAATTTCATCTGCCGGATAAGAGGTGTCTTCTAAAACCGTCTTATTTTCGTCTGTGAGCGTTTTTTCTGGCTCTGAATGTAAATCTTCAGTTACGTCTTTTAAAACGCTAGGAGTGTCTGTTTTTTCGTTCTGGTGACCAATTAAATCATCAAGGCTGTTTGTTTCTTGTGGTGTAATGTCTTTCGGAGTAGAAATCGTTGAATCTGTGTTATCCTCTTCTAGAGCATCCTGCATTTCAACAGAAAGAGGGGCATACTTGCTCAGTAATTCTTTGAGTAATGTCTTGATAGCCATTGAATCAAATTCTGTTGCCCAAGGCGTTCCTGCTTTAAAATCTCCTGTTTTATTATCAAAAGTTTTGGAGTACTTTTTAGCATGTTCGTACGCTTTTTCTTTCGGCCAGAAAATCATCTTGTAAAATCCGTTGATTAGCTCTAAGCTTGCAAAGTAGCCTTTTACAACACCAGAGTCAACATAGTCTCCAGTTAGCTTCAACTGCCCTCTAATCTTGTCATAACCAAGGAATTCCTCTTCGTATATGATTCCGTGCTCAATATTTCGGACTTGTCCGCTTCTTTGAGCTAGTTGTATAAGCCCTCTATATCCAATTTGAAATTGTGCTTCGTTTACTGTTACCCAACGATTCCCGTCCTTGTATTTTCGGTTATACGGCACCACGTAAGCAAAACCTAGACTGGGCTCAATCGGTAAATTAAGCACTGCTGCTTTCATCGCCGCTCCCATAATCGACTCAGATGTCGCTTTGGCCAACAAGTTATTGTTGCTGATGATTGATAATAAGCTTGTTGTAAATTGTTCAGCCCGTGCACCGACAACCTGCTCAATCCTGTTCTTTACAGCTGGTGATTTAAAAAAGCTGTTATGGTTATTTTGTGCTAACTGATTGTTTGTCATTTTCTTCTACCTTTCGTTTGTTTCAAATTCCAGTTTTCACGCTTTAAGCGTTTGTTTTCATTTTGTAGACTGGCAACCTTATCCATGAGGTTATTATTGATTTCACCTAGATCAACACATAATTCAAAATATTTTTGTCTCCAAAAAGCATTGTCGTCATAGCGTTCTCTGTTCATAGGCTAGTAGTCTCCCACATAAATCCACTGACCACCTCTGAACAACCATTCATCAGGGTCACGTTCTTCACGTTCAGGCTCAGGCTGTAAGTAATCACGGTCATAGTCAAACGTGCCAAATAGTCCTCTGTCCATGTGCTACCTCCTAAACTGACATACTCTCATATACAGCAATGAGGCGCTTTTGGGTTGCTGCTGTATCTGCGTAGTGTCTACGGTCACGGCCAAGCTCCTTGTTTTCCTCTGAGAGTTCTTGTAGCAAAGCACGCTGTTTCCTGATAACTTCTTTCAGTTCACGGTTTTCAGCTTGTAATGCTCTAACCTCAATCAAAGTGTTATCTAATGATATAGTTTCAGTTGTTTCAACTTCATCAAATCCTAAAAAATTCATCAGTTTATTTAGCACTATTCTTCCTCCTGTGAGTATGAAATACTCTTTTATTTATTCTATAAGGTTAAGTTTGTTATAAGTTAGTTCTTATTATTCATTAGTGGGCGAAAGCCCTTATATTATTATTAAGTTAGTTATTATTATTTATTAGTTATTATTAGTGTCGGATTCTTCAACTTTTGAACTTTTCAACTTTGTAAACTTCAACTTTTGAACTTTTCAACTTTGTAAAGTCAGTAAGTTGTAAAACAAACTTTTACTAATCTTCTGTGGATATTGTGGATAACTCTTTTTCAAGAATACTTACCCAATATTTCCAATAACTATCTGTAATAGGGACATCTTGAACTAAAGGATAGTTCTGGATACCTTTGCCACGACCAAAACTTTTGCGATAGACACGGATATAGCCTGCGTCTTTGAGCTCGTCAAAAGCGGCCCTATGAGCGTCACGCCCATTCTTGGAACGTTTAGAAAGTTCATCAATGTAAGGACGCCATGTGTCTTTGTTGGACATCAGCACCAGTAACAATCCTTTAGCTTGTAGGCTAAGGTCGTTATTTTTAGCAGAATGATTGTTCATCTGCGTATAGTTTTCATGGATATTCCTAACAATGTGCTGCATACCTCATAGACTAAGCTCCTTTCTGTATTTCCTGCTTGTTAATTCCTCTGATGATGTCATAGTAGGCATGTAAAAAATGATTATTCATAGAGGTATAGTCTTCATGCGTATTCGTGAAATATATATTTCATCAACTCTCAGCCTCCCATCGTTCTTGATTAATTCTCCTAAAGATGTCATATACTGGATTATCATCTGGGATGACACAACCTTTAATATCATCAAGCTCTGTTCCATCTGACATCACATGAGTTACAATGTAATGTTCTTTAGCCATATACTTTCCTTTCTCGCAACCGCTAAAACTTCAAGAGTATCTGCAATTGTTAAACCTACCAAGCTGTTTAGCAAAACATCGCTCAACTGGTAGTATTTACGTTGCCAATTTCCTACTAAAAGTTGTTGTGTACTGTCAAGTTCTTTCATAATGTGTTATAATTAAGTAAATAGTATTTGTTTTGAGTCCGATTCCCGTCGGACTTTTTTTCTTATCTAAATTCGTCTAAGCTGATACCTAGTCCTGTAGATAACTTGACCATATTTGGCCAAGATAGATGTTTGATCCTCCCGCTTTTTAAATCACTAAAGTGGCTTTTATTAATCCCTGTTAGTTTTGCTAATTTATTCATATTGAGATTTTTCTCAAGCATTATTTTATTGACTTTTTCCCACATAATATTTCCCAGAAATCAACATATTGTGTTCAAATTTTATTTATATAACAATATGTTATGTCTTTCGTCCCTTTCTGATATAATTTATTTGAATATGACCTCTCACCGTTGTATTCAAAAATTATGGAAAGGAGGGAAGGTTATGAATTGGAATCAAATCATCGTTACTTTTTTAACTGCCTGTGTGCCTGCTTTGATTGCTTATTTAACCAGTCATTTTCAAACTAAGGCTAAGTTCAAAGAATTAAAAATCCAACACGAACATGAAATTGAACTGATAAAACTTCAACAAGCTAACAAGCAAGACGATTTACAAAATCAATTGATGTTTGACGCTCTTGCCCAAATTAATCTTGCTGAAACTATGAAAGAACCTGTTCAGCAAATGATGGCAACTCAGTTAAAACAAGCTTTCGAACAGCAGCGCAAAAATTAACTATCCTGACCGATATCCTTTTCTGAGGGCGTCGGTATTTGTTTGGCAATAATCTCAACGGCAATTTTTATGCCGGTTAAGAAACCTTTTCCATAGTCAGAATCTAAAAATTCTAAGATATTTTCAGTGATTAACTGCTTGATGTCTTCTTCCATTCTTTTCTCCCTTCGTTAGTTTTGTTCATATATGTGAACATTTTGCTTAAAAAAATATTCGCCTACATCGTCTTCATTGATATCTAACTCTTGACAAGCTTGTGCAATTTCTTTGCTTCTCCAGTCAACTTTATTATTAAGTTTTAAAGATAGCGAGCGCTCCGATAGCCCTAAAGCCAAGGCAAAGTTGTACTGTGTACCAAACTTTTCGACGATCCTTCCGCTAAGTTTTGAATAATCAAAAACCATAAGAACCTCCTTTCTTTTGTTCATGAACATGAACTTTATGCTTTTATGTTACACCTTGATTTGAACTTTGTCAACACATAAAGTTCATTTTTTTGAATTTTTTTATTGAACTTTTGTTCAAGATGTTTTATAATTAACCTATAAACATCGAAAGGAATCTACTTTTATGCAATGTAGTTCTACTTCAAATAGATTAAAACAACTGATGTCAGAAAGAAATTTAAGACAGGTTGATATTTTAGAAAAGTCAAAACCTTTTCAAAAACAATTGGGAGTCAAGATGGGCAGGAGCACTCTTTCGCAATATGTTAGTGGCAAATCTGTTCCAGCCCAACGACAACTCTATCTTTTATCTAAAACCCTTAACGTAAGCGAGGCATGGTTGATGGGATATGATGTAGCCATAGAGCGCATACCTGATGAAAAACGTGGAGCTACGACAGAAATATCTAATCAACCTGAAATTGTTTCTATATATGAAAAACTAGAACAACCTAGACAAGAAAAAGTCCTCAACTTCGCTAACGAACAATTAGAAGAACAAAATAATGTTATTTCTATGTTCGATAGAAAAGTTGAGGAGACAGAAAATTATATCACTGACTACGTTGAGGGGTTAGTTGCTGCTGGTCTGGGGGCATACCAAGAAGACAATTTACATATGGAAGTTAAACTACGTGCTGATGATGTACCCGATAAGTATGATACTATTGCGAAAGTAGCTGGTGATTCAATGGAACCACTTATTCAAGACAACGATTTACTGTTCATCAAGGTATCTAGTCAAGTCGATATGAATGATATAGGGATATTCCAAGTCAATGGAAAAAACTTTGTAAAAAAACTCAAACGTGATTATGACGGCGCTTGGTACTTGCAAAGTTTAAATAAAAGCTATGAGGAAATCTATCTTTCAGAGAACGACAACATCCGCACGATAGGAGAAGTCGTAGATATTTATAGGGAGAGTTAATATGCTGGAAAAAGTTGAACGCTTAATCTCGGAAATTAATAACTATGTGTAATATCTGAACCACGTTAGACGACGTTAAAGACTTTAA